AAATGACCCACACCGCCACCGGCCTAATCCTCTGGTACATGAACCGCTGCGGCTTCCACGGCTGGACTAGCTTCTGGAACGTCATCTACCTTGCCCCCGGCTACGAGATGCACCAAGCCCTGATCCGCCACGAACGCAAGCACTTGGAGCAGATGCAGCGCGATGGCAAGCTGGTGTACCTCATCAAGTACACGTACTGGCTGATCAGATACGGCTACCATCAGAACCCCTACGAAGTCGAAGCTAGAGAGGCTGAACATGGCGTCTAACCTAACAGGCAGCACAATTGCCAGTACGTACGATCAACTACTTCACGTTGACGACGGCCCAACTGCAACCGCTAAAACGGTTTACAGCGGCACGGGAGTTGCCACTGCGTTGAAGGTTGCTACAACGCACATCGAAGTTGAGAACGTCAAAGTTGATGGCAACACGATCAGTACGCTGGATACCAACGGCAACCTGACTCTGGCCCCCAACGGCACAGGCTCAGTCGCTATGGCTAAGGTAGCGGTCACAGGAGGCACGATCTCGGGTATCACTGACCTCGCTATTGCCGACGGCGGTACAGGCGCTTCTACGGCCTCTGATGCCCGCACAAACCTCGGTCTGGGCACGATGGCAACTCAGAACTCAAGTGCTGTTGCCATCACGGGCGGCACTTTGTCGGGCGTGACGATCACCGGATCATTTACTGGGCTGACACTGATCGAGTCCACAACGCTGGCAACTAGCAACGCAGCCGCAGGATGCAACCTCAATGGCAGCACACTGGCCGCTGATGGCACTGACGCCAATATCGACATCAACATCACGCCCAAGGGTACAGGTGAGGTGAACATCCCCAAGGTGGACATCGACGACGGTGCTATTGACGGAACCACGATTGGCGCAAACGCAGTAGCCACGATTAAAGGCAGCACCGTTCTTGCTACACAGGCTTCGGGCTACGCCGCAGGGGCGGGCGGTACTGTTACGCAGTTGACCAGTCGCACTACAGGGGTGACGCTCAACCAAGCTTGCGGTGAAATTACGCTGTTCGCTGGGTCGTTAGCCGGTCACGAGGCCGACGAGTTTGCTTTGACCAACAGCGAAATTGCGGCATCGGATGTTGTGATTGTGAACATAAAGTCCGGCGCGGCTGCGGGCACACGTAAGTACTACACTATTACTGTAACCAGCGTCAGTGCTGGGTCTTGCACGATCTCCATCGGCAACAACGACAACGGAACGCTTCCAGCCGCGGGCACTGACACGCTCGTCCTCAGCTTCGCTGTCATCAAAGGAGTGACTTCATAATGGCAAAGACACCAGCATGGACTCGCAAAGAAGGCAAATCTGAAAAGGGCGGTTTGAACGCCAAGGGTCGTGCGTCCTACAACAAGGCCAATCCGGGGAAACCCGGACTGAAACCGCCGCAGCCCGAAGGTGGGCCGCGCAAGGATTCGTTCTGTGCCCGGATGACTGGCATGAAAGAGAAGCTCACCTCCGCCAAAACAGCGAACGATCCCAACAGCCGGATCAATAAAAGCCTGCGGGCTTGGAATTGCTGACATGGCAACCAAGTCTAAAGTCAACGCCGCTGGCAACTACACCAAGCCTGAGATGCGCAAGCGCATTGTGTCGCAGGTGAAAGCAGCCGCCGTACAGGGTACTGGCGCTGGGCAATGGAGCGCGAGAAAAGCACAACTTGTTGCCAAGAAATATAAGGCCGCAGGCGGAGGCTACCGAGATTGAAAGCACCGCAGAAATCCCTCAAAGATTGGGGAGACCAATCTTGGAGAACAAAATCTGGCAAACCGTCTTCTAAGACGGGGGAGCGGTATCTTCCTGAAGCTGCGATCAAGAGTCTAAGCCCTGCTGAGTATGCTGCTACAACCCGCGCCAAACGTGCGGGCAAGGCCGCAGGAAAGCAGTTTGTCAAGCAACCCAAAGCTATCGCAGAAAAGACTGCGAAGTACCGATAGTCAACCAAGAGAGAACCCCAATGAGCAAGATGTACATCCGCGTTCGTAAAGATGGTTTCATTTACGACTACAACGAGATTCTGGCGAAGAACGCTGAGTGCGAAGTCGTGTCTGAGGAGATCGCGTACCCCGAGCGGTTTATCCCCGTGGCTGTAGCACACCGTATTGTGGACGCGGTGGTACAGCCTGCCGCTGGCAAAAAGAAGAAAGCTGCGCTCGATCTGTCGACTACTGACATCCCTGAAGCCCCGGCGTATACTTCGCCTGAACTAGCTGCGGAAGCGTCCAGAGGAATACCGTGACTCCAAACGAAGTAATCACCGAAGTTCGGCGTCTTATCCAAGACACCAAAACGCCGTATCGCTATAGCGACGTTGTTTTGCAGGGGTTTGTGAACCAGACCCTCAAACGCATGGTGGTGCTTCGTCCAGATTTGTTCAGCGTCATTGGTGACATAGCCACAACAGCCAACACTGTTCTGCAATCTACACCGGCTGATTCTGTTCGGCTCGTTGAAATCTTCCAAGTCAAGAACGGGGATGCTATTACGGAAGTGTCTCGGGACATGTTCGACCAGACGTATCCAAACTGGGTCAACGAAACGGCTGGTACACCTGTGAACTTTATGCGGCACGTCCGCAACCCCAACAAGTTTTTCGTCTACCCACGCCCCACTTCGAGTATTATCCTAGTCGGTGAGTACGCGCAGACACCGGCAAACTACGGACTGAACGACACGATCCTACTGCTACCGGATGCGTACTTCCCCACTGTTGTGGATGGCACAGTCTTCGTGGCAGAGTCCATTGACAACGAGCATGTCAACTCTGGTCGAGCAAAACTTTTCCAAGACACGTTCGTCCAAAGTCTATCTGTCGGTTTGACAACCCGGATAGTTACAGATACAGAAGCAGGCGGACTTGATCCGAAACAGGTGATCTGATGGCAGACCGCACTTTTGCCTCGCTTGTTACTAGGGTTAACCCTAGTGTGCCGGGGTGTCCGCAGCAGACGATTATCCAGTACATCCGGGACGCGGCTATCCGCACGTGCGAACGTACACTGTTCTGGCGCTATCAGGTGCCACTGTTCAACTTGTTGCCCGGTGTCAGTGAGTACGCCTACAACAAGCCGGTAGACGCCGATGTGCATGTGATGTTCGATGTGGTCGTCAACAACCGGCCACTTGAGCGTTTGACGATGGAGAAGGCCATTGAGTTGTACCCGCAATGGGCTGACCTCTACAGCGGCGAAGACCCGTCTGTTGTGTGGAGTGAAACGCCGTCGGGCAGCTTCAACAGCTTCGACTACAACGAGGGTCTGTTCAACGAGAACTCGGCGTATGTGTTGCCTGCGGCAATCGTGGCAGACGCTAGTACCCCGCAGTCCGTTACCCAAGTGACCCCGGACAAGTACATCATCCTGCCGCTCCCGGATGACAAAGCGACGTACCAGTGCCGCATGTTCTTGGCGCTCAAGCCTAAGCGCAGCGCCACTGCGATGGACAGCGTGGCCTTCGACGAACTCGAAGAAGCCATCATGCACGGTGCACTCCAACATCTTTTGGTACTACCCAAAACAAACTGGTCAGACCGGGAGCTTGCAGCGTATCACGCCAAGCAGTATGCGTTCCAGTGCAGTGAGCGTCGTGCTAGAGCCAATCTCGGCAATGTACGCGGCACCATGCGTCTGCGTATGCAACCTTTTGGAGCATGACATGGGTATCAAGCTGACTAACAACGCCTCGACTACTGTGCCGCTAACGATCAGCAGCATAGCAACATCTTTGGTGGTTGCCACTGGTACCGGTGTAGACTTCCCTATTCTGGGGGGCACTGACTACTTCTATGCCACCATTCAGGATGTCAACAACCACTATGAGATTGTGAAAGTCACGGCCCGCACTGACGACACGATGACGATTGTTCGGGGGCAAGAGAGCACACTGGCAATTCCGTTCCCCGCCAACAGCCGCTTTGAGATTCGCGTCACGGTTGAGAATATGCTGTCGAAGTTTACCGACCTCAATTTCCTGCTGCTCTGAGGACAGACTATGCCAATCAAACTCGCCAACAACGCCTCGGGTACTCTTGCTACTGCGGTCAGTGCTTCGGACACCGGTGCTGTTCTCACAACTGGAGACGGTGCGGAGTTCCCTGTACTGACCGCAGGAGACTATTTCTACGCCACGCTTACCAGCACTGCGGGTACGCAGGAGATCGTCAAAGCCACGGCGCGGTCTGGTGACTCGCTAACCATCGTACGTGCGCAGGAAAGCACAATCGCCCAGTCGTTCGCTGCCGGAGCACGGTTTGAGTTGCGGGTGACTGTGCAATCGGTTTTGGATGCTATACAAGACAGCGAAAAGAACACTACGGTTATTACCGCTACAGGTACAGGTTCGCAGGTTGCTTTCTCAGTGACTGATGGATTTACTGCCATCTACATCAATGGCGTGTACCAGAACCGCAGCACCTATACGGTGACTACCGGCACAGTGACATTCTCGCAAGCACCCCCGCTTACGTCCGCTATTGAAGTTGTTTACAACTAGGAATCGCCATGCTAAAAACCACTTCCTCAATTATTCAGGCCAGCCAGATTGCAACGCCGATTTCATTGCCCGGTAACGTTACTCTATCTACCGGCAACCTCGTCATCGGCACATCCGGCAAAGGCATCGACTTTTCTGCCGACCCGTCTGCTGCTGGCATGACCAGCG